TTCTGGATGCCAAGATGAAGGAAGCCGATTCGTCGTCCCTGCAATGCCCCTTCTGTGATGCCACCCTCAACGAGGATGCCGTTACGGATATTTACGGAAGAAGTTTCTGTGGCGAGAAGTGTAGGTCCAACTACACCATGCTGGACAATCTCAAACTTGGTTTTGGTGGTACTAAAGAAGAGATGCAGAGGTTGCTTGACGAAGCTGAAAAACTAAGTGGTGTTAAGTACAATATTGACTCTTTTGCGGATATAACCGAAGCTATCCACGTCATGCAAGAGAATATGGGGATTGCCGGGACAACGTCCAAGGAAGCAGCGTCCACAATCTCTGGATCAATCGGCATGATGAAAGCTGCATGGGAGAATTTCCTAACAGGTATGGCAGACCCTGACCAAGATTTCGGAGAATTGGTTGGAGCCCTTACAGAATCAATCAGCGTAGCTCTTGGAAATATCGTTCCACGGTTAGTCCAGGCTTTGCCTCGACTTATTGAGGGCCTCGCTCAAGTCATCCAAACATTAGCTGGCTACCTCCCAGAAATAGTTGGTGCTCTCTTGCCTGGTTTGGTAGAAGGTGCAACTAAGTTACTTGTTGCACTAAGCGAGACATTACCTGGGTTATTCGACGTACTTTTTAATCAAGTATTGCCACAAGTTATCAGTGCCTTTCAAAGTTTCCTTGAAAAAGTATTTTCTGTCCCTCCTGAGTCATTTGACGGTCTGTCAACTGCTTTCGAAGCTGTTCTAGAAGTTGTAAAAGGAACAGTTGAAACAGTCGAAAATGCTGTTTCCTGGTTCCAAAAAGGTGGTCCTGCAGTTGATGTTTTGACGACTGCTATCGTTGCTATAACCTCAGCCGTAACAGCATACTTAGCTATTACAAAAGCCATGGTTGCCTACGAAATTATCAAAAATGGGGTCATCCAAGCCGGCACAGCTATACAAGCAGCATTCAACGCTGTAATGTCTGCCAACCCTATCATGATTGTCATCATTGCAATCACAGCACTTGTTGCCAGTTTGGTTTGGTTCTTCACTCAGACCGAAACGGGCAAACAAATCTGGCAAGGATTTATGGATTTCTTAGGCAGTGCTTGGAACACAATCGCAACAACCGCGCAAGCTGTCTGGACAGCCTTAGCGTCGTTCTTTAGCGGTCTATGGAGTGATATATCTTCGACTGCTCAAAGTGTCTGGAACGCTATTTTAGGTTTTTTAAGCGCACTTTGGAACGGAATACTTTCTTTAGCACAAGGATATTTTAATTTCCTTGTAGCTTTCTATTCTGGTATTTGGAACGCTATTTCTAGTACAGTCATGGCAGTTTGGAATGGCATTTCTTCCTTTCTATCTGGGTTATGGAGCAGTATTGTTAAGACAGCTTCAAGTGTATTTAGAAGTATGTCGAATACAATTTCTCGCGTTATGAACGGAATTTCTCGCACTGTTTCTAATGTCTGGAACGGTATCAAGAACACTATTTCAAATGCAATCAACGGTGCAAAGGATATTGTTTCGAATGCAATCAATGCTATTCGAGGATTATTTAACTTTGAATTTAGATGGCCTCGTATCCCCCTCCCGCACTTTAGTATTAGTGGGTCCGTAAATCCCTTAGATTGGTTAAAAGGGGGATTGCCTAAAATTGGGGTTCAATGGTATGCAAAAGGCGGTATCATGAACGCTCCAACAATGTTTGGCATGAATGGCAATAATGCCATGATTGGTGGAGAGGCTGGCCCAGAAGCTGTATTGCCGTTGAATGATAAAACTCTTGGAGGAATTGGTCGCGGAATTCTTGATGCTAGTGAATTCAGCAATGGAGAAGTTATGGCAGTCCTGTTTGAAATCCTAAGTGTACTGAAAGCCATCTACGACAAGGATGGAAGCGTGTATATCGATAGCGACAAGTTGATTGGCCATATTTGGAAAAAGCTACGTGACAAATTTGCCTTTGAAGACAATGTCGATTTAATCTTTAGAAGGGGGACTTGATGTTTTTTAAGAAATTAAAATGCGATGGTATCGCTCTAAATGATATCGTCAAAATCTCAAAGGTAATTGTTCAGCCGGTTGCAGATATCGAGAACCAATCCGATGATAACGCAGTAAGCGGAAGGACTTTTCTGCACCAGCATCGAGGAAGTAAAATAATCCAGGTTGAAGCGGTCATCCCAGAAAATGTCTTTGCGACCATTGACCGCCTGAACAAAATCTTTACGGACAAGGAATTGACACTTGAATTGGAAGAGCAACCAGACAGAGTGTATCGTGCCCGTTTTAGTAAGATGAGCACACCGACAAGCTTTGTCCGAAATGCAGATATAACCTTTGAATTTGAAGTGTTTGACGGAATAGCCAATGCAAAACACGGAAGAACATTTAATTTTGCCAAAAATGCTCAAGGCATCATGGAAGCAACCATCGTCAATGATGGCAGTAAAGCTGTACATGTTAACTATGATGTAGAATTGGCCAAGGAATCTGGGTTCCTGGGCATCGTTACCGAATATGGCGCTGCCCAGTTTGGAAAAGTTGAGGAAGTTGATGGAGTTGTGGCTGAAAAAAGCGTTATTTTATCAAGCAACAAAGCTGGAAATTTCGCCAATTGGACTGATGGAACTGTATTTTACGAGAGACAAAACAAAAAATCGGTTACTAACATGTTTGCAGACACTCAATACGGAGGCCGTCTAGGAATATTACCAGGCAGTTTTACAAACAGCGCAAACGGCAGACAATTTGGTGCTATCAAAGAGTTGGCTTTGTCAGAATCCGCTCAAAACTGGTATCTCTGGGCCAAGGCTTGGTTTGAGACTGGACAGGTTGGTCAGACGGGGGCTTGGTGTCTCGCAGTTGTGGACTCTAATAATAACTTTATTGCTGGTATGGCCATTGAAAAAACAAATACTACCCAGAATCAAGCAACTGTGCATTTTTTGCTTGGCGATGGTGCAGGTGGCAGCCGGTCAGTCCACTATATCAACTTTACCCCAAGTAAGTATATCCCACCAAATCCATATGGTGAGGATAGCAAAAATGAAAATCGAAATATGTTTGATATTCTGAAAGAGGAAGACAAAGTCACCTTTTTCTGGTATGGAAAGTATTTCGTCTTTTACGAATCAAAAATACGGTCCGTTAATGCCAATAGAATCCAGTTTTTTGTTGGCCAGTACATTGGCCGTAACACAGATGGACAATTGGTAACCAGGATGTATCTAAACGATTTTAGCTTTACCAAAATTAAAGTGCCGTACTGGAAGGACATCCCAAATCGATATAAAACTGGGAGCATTCTACAAGTTTTTGGCGAAGAAGGCAGATTGTATGTTGATAATCAGGTAGCTCTCAGCGATGAGGTTTTGGGTACTAGATATATCAAGGTGCCGCCTGGGGAGACCAAGGTACAGTTACTTGTGTCTAGCTTTTCGGAGATTAAAAGAGCAACTGCTGAAATTAAGGAGGTATTTAGCTGATGGATAATATTCGGATTGCCGTCCGTGACTCGACGGATAGCTATAATGTCGCTTTTTTTGATATTGAGGCAGGTATCAAGTTTAAAACGCCTAACTTGACAAAGTTTTTGGCCGGAAGTGCCAGTATGCTCTCTTTGAGTTTTAACTCAAAAGATATCGACACTGTCAAGACAGGATGTAAATTGTCTTTTGTCTATAAGAATAAGCCATATTGGCTTAATATCATGGATATCCAGAAAAACGGCTTTAAGATGGACTTAATTGCCTATTCATTGGTTTTGGAAATCAATAATGAGCAGAAAGGGTCCTACAAGTCAGACAAAGCCCAGTCAATCGCTGAATATGTACGAATTTTCGATCCAGAAAACTCTCTTACAATCGGCATCAATGAGGTGGCAGACAAATCAATTAAGCTTGATTGGACAGGTACGGACACTCTACTGGATAGGCTGTACTCAATCGCTAATAGTTTTGACGCAGAGTTTGAGTTTGTGACAGAAACGAATAGCGACTACTCACTGAGGCGCCATGTGCTGAATATTTACCGCAAAGGGAATCTTGGCAAAGATTTAACCGGCCAGCCTGTCAGAGTAGGAAAAGACCTCAAAGTCATTAACTACTCTGATAACATCAAAGAGCTATACAGCGCGGTGCATGCCACTGGCAAAGATGGATTGACAATTGCTGGACTTACCAAGACAGTCAACGACGATGCTGGTAAACCGCTCTATGTTACAGATGGAGCTTATCTTCGAGCCCCACAAACAAGGAATAGATTTCCGTCTGTGGGAAGAAATTCAACGGACAACTATCTACTGTTGGACCTTGGCAGCACGGAGTACGAAACTAAAGAGGCTCTATATGGCTATATGCTAGCTGAGCTGAAGAAAGCCAGTGTGCCCAAAGTATCGTACACAGCGGAAGGAAGCATGGATGGTGAGGTCGGGGACAAAATGACCCTGATAGATGATTTGCACTATGACCCGCCTCTGTATGTCCAAGGACGGATATCAGAGATGACGGAAGATATCATCACTGGTAGGGTCACAGAAACCACCTTTACGAATTACGAGCGCAAGTACAGTCAACTGTCAGATGACTTGCTCAAGCGTGTCGAAGAGCTGGCTAAGGAAGCCATGCCATATACGCTTGAATTGTCCACAAACAACGGCACAGCGTTCAAGAATGGTCTTGGCAGCAGTCTGATAACCCCGACGCTAAAAAGAGGCACAGAAGTTATTTCTGGGGCCTCTTTTGCTTGGTATGTTAACGGGGCGCTTTCAAAAACCGGTGACACTTTCGAAGTACTAGCCTCAACGGTGGAAGGCACTACCGTGATTAAAGTCGAAGCTATCATCAGGGGCCAAGTTGTAGCAAGTACAGAAGTAACCTTTACCAATGTCGACGATGGTAAAGAGGGCGCAACCGTGCAATCTATCTCAACTATGAACAAATTATCAGACACAGCTGTAGTTTCAAAGACGGGTAGTTTCAGCACGAATATGCCAAACCCTACCAAAGAGGCGCCGTACGTTGTCAGCTACCTAAAAACGACACTCACAGACGGTACAGTAGTCGAATCTGACGCTTTCATCAGTGAGACCTGGAACGATAGTTATGTTGGCAAATCTGAAATTTCCGTGACACCAGAAGGGATTGTTACATCAGCATCTAAGACAGTCAACGGCCAGACTATAGCCTCAATGATTGCCCAACGTGCTGAATGGGTCGAGATTATTGCTCAGTTCCTTAAAATTAAGGCCGACATGATTGTGGACGGAGCGATTACGGCTGACAAATTAAATGTTACTAAACTATCTTCTATCATCTCAAACCTAGGAGAAATAACCGGTGGTTCTTTGACGCTTTCAAATCACTATCCAGAAAAAACATTTACACAGGTTGTTGAATCAAATCCACCTACATATATCCAGGTAAAAATACCAGAACATGACACGATCATGGAGATTAAGGAACAGTACATCCGCTTCAAAGGTACTCCATCTTACATGCCAATTGATGCCACAACATATTCTGTACCAAACACCGTTATAAATCAAAGAGGTGTTTTCTGGACTTCTTCCGATTATAAATCGGGGTTGCCAGAGGGCAGTTCAAGCATTGAGTACATGCCGGTAGATGGTAGAGGCAAAACCGGTATCAAGGTTTCATCATCTAAAAATATTGTGCTTTCGTCGTTGAATGCAGATATTGTTTTGAAGGCTTCCAATTATACCGATTGGACGGTTTCTACAGTGAACAGGAATGTCCGATGGAAAGTTCAAGGTAATCTTGTCATTGTGGATTATGACGTCACATTTTCATCATCTGGCAATCAACAAATTGTTACTGTCCCTACAACCTATGTTCCAAAAGCTCTGATGTTGACGGCCAAGACTTGGATGGATGACAATACTAAAGACAGAAACGCTCAGCTTAATGCTGACGGTGGCTTGCATATACTTGGAGCTGAAGCCAATCGACGCTACTGTGGTCAGATAGTTTGGGCGTATTAAAAGGAGGAAAGAAATGAGATTAGAATTTCAAAGAAAATCGCTAGATTACAATTTGGATGGCAGTCTACGTGGGACTGTCGTGACACTTGGGAATATAGAAAATAGCCATGTTCCTATTCTTTTGCCCGGTGACCAAACGGCTTTGGGAAATCAAGAATTGTTTGAATTAGCTCTTGAAAAGCACTACCAAGAAAACTTCCCACAACGTGCAGAAAACGATAAATTCGGTATCATTGAAGGTAAAATTGCCGAAATTGATGCAGCAACAGCCCGCTCAAAAGAGCAGTATGCCAAGGTAGAAGAAATGATGAAAATGACTACTGCCATGGTAAACGAACTCATTGTTAGTCTGATGGACGTTGAAGACAATGAAACTACTAATTAAAATTAAAAAAATAATAAATGGAGGAATCGCAATGACGATTAATTATTTTGCAATGCAAGTCCAACTTGGTTGGATTACCCTTGAACAAGTGCCAAAGCGCTACCGTGATAAAGTTCGTGAGCTAGTAGAACTTGCTGATATTGGTTCGAAAGAAACTGGCAATGAGGTTGGATAGATGCAATTTAATATGTTTGAGTTTCTACGGAATATGATTGCGACAGAGGATGGTCTCATAATCTTTTTACTTGGCTTGATTGTAGCAATGGAAATCATTGACTTTTTCTCTGGAACGTTTGCCGCGGTTATCAATCCAGGTATTGAGTACAAGTCAAAGATTGGAATTAACGGCCTACTTCGGAAAATTCAAGGGGTTGTATTGCTCACAATTCTAATTCCTATGTCTGTTTTGCTTCCTGAGCAGACGGGCGTGGCCTTCCTATATACAATCTACATTGGTTATCTTATTTTGACCTTTAAATCTTTGGTCGAAAACTACGGAAAAGCCAAAGGTGATACCACAATCTTTGAGAACGTGGCAACTACGCTTAAAAAACTAATCGGTCGAAAGGAGTGATTGTATGGTCAAAAAAATAAATACTGTCCTTATGGATGTCGGACCTTTAATTTCAATTGATGGTGTTGTCATTCATAATGATGCTGGGTCAGGCTCACCTGAATGGTACGTGAATTGGCTTGCTGGCCGTAATAAAGACCTAGGGATTGCCCACTATTACATTACTAAAGAATGTATTGCCCGTGTCATTGATACCAATTTAATTGGCTATCATACAGGACATTGGCCAAGCAACCAAAGGTATATCGGCTATGAGGTTTGTCAATCAATGAGTGCATCAGATGCAGACTTCCTTGCAAATGAGGACATGACTCTCATGCAAGCAGCGGAAGATTTACTTTTCTATGGATTGCCTATCAATGGTGATACAGTCCGTTTGCATCATGAATTTGTGCCAACAACGTGCCCACATCGGTCTATGGCTTTGCATGGGGGCACGACAGAATCTGTCAAAGCTTATTTTATCGAACGCATTTCATACTTTGCCTCTATTGGCAAAACAGTAGATGAAATGCTTGCTAAACAAGGACAGCACCCAGTAGAGGTTGCTAAACTACAACAAGAAGAAGAGGAAGAATATATGAATTTCGTAGTACGCAGTAACTCAGGTAAACAAGGATATGTTGGTATCGTAAATGGTATCGTATTTGGTATTGGCGACATTAGAACAGTACAGCAGTTGCAGGATGCAGGAGCTAAGCACTTGCATTTGGATGATGGAGATTTCACCCGACTACTAGAATCCCAAGGCTTTGATGACAAAAAGCTGGTAGCCTCCATTGAAGAGATTGCAAAGCACATCAGCACTCAAAAATAAAAATCAGCCCTAGCGATTGCTGGGGCTTTTTTTGTGTGCAAATTGCTTAAATTTTAAAACGTTATATTATATAGTAGAAATAAGAAAAGTTTAGGATAAGAAACAAAAAAATATCAAAAAAATAATAAAAAGTGTTGCATTATTGTTTTTATTAGTGTATAATAAGACTATAAAATAAAGAAAGGAGCAAACATGGTTTACGATTATTCAAAACTAGAAGGAAAAATTATCGAGAAATTTGGAACTAGAGAAAGTTTTGCCAAAGCATCTGGAATAACAGCCAAATCAATTTATGATAAATTAAATAACAAAACAATTTGGAAGCAACCAGAAATTTCTAAAGCTATGGAATTGTTATCTATCTCAGGCGAAGATATTGAATTATATTTTTTCAAGAAAAAATCCAAGGATATGGAACAAGTTTAGAAAGGAGCAACATGCAAGAAATAGCAACGAAAAAAGATTTTGATTATTCAATATTAGATGATACTATTGCTAAATTTTTAAAA